AAGTTAATTAGTTTTCCCACCGCACAAAAAATTAAAACAAACAGCGTATAACACGGGTTTGGCAAAATGGCTTTCCGACACACAAGCCAACGCACAAAAGCCACTTCGCCAAGCCCGATACCGTTATAGGCAATAGGGCAGACGTGCTACGATTGAACATTTTGCCCTAAAATCTGCTTTTTGTAATCAACTAATTCAATGCCTTTTACTTTTTCTAAAATTGCATTTCTCTGCAAACGTAATGCTTCAATTTGTTCATCAATTTTAGATGCTTCAATTTTGTGCTTTTCGTTTTCTTCATCATAAAGAATATAATCTTTTTCATTATAGTCAGATAATTGTTTCTTTTCGCCTTTAGCATCCTCATAAATAAACCTACCATCTTTTCTAATTCCGATAAGTTTAATCTTTTTTTCTCCGTATGCTCTCGGTTTACTTTCAACCCAAATAGGTTTAAAAACTTCATTCTCTTTTATAAAATCATCAATCCACTTTCTTGTTGAAGCAAATGACTTTTTATTTTCGTCTTTATCCCATTGTTCAGAATGGCAATAAAATGTTTCTTTTTCGGTGTCAAATGATATTGACCAACCTCTGTAAACTTCAATTTCTACTTTCATTTTTATTTGTTTTATATTTAAAATTTGTACTAAAAAATCCTACTGCCTATAACACGGGTTTGGCAAAATGGCTGTTCAGTAATTCTATCAATCATTCGTTTTTAATTTTAAAGTTTAGTAATTCTATTTAAGTTCGGGTTCAGCCACTTCGCCAAGCCCGAAACCGTTATGCTCCATTGCTACACTTGTGCCAAAATCGAGATGGTAGGTGAATATTGAAAACATTAACAGCCTCTTTGAATAAAGGTGCTACTTCTTTCGGTTTCAATCCTGCCAATCCACAACCTATTTCAGTTACAAGAAAAATCAATTTTTGATTAGCCTTTGCAAACTCAATAAACTCATCCACAAAAGGCTTAATTTCTTCAATAGTCAATGTTCTTCTTATGCTTGCATCTTTGGTGGGTATTCCATAAGTCCTGCCTTGTAAGCCTTTTGCTTGTCCCCACTTCGCACCCCAACCAAGTGCAGTTTTAGCAGCACCTTTTCCGTGCCTACCGCTTAGATTAGAACCGAAAATAAATATCTCATTGTCTTTTAATTTCGTTATTATATTAGGTGTAATTCTTCCTTCCATTTTATTATTTTTTTAAAATTCCTAATTTCAATAATTCACTTTTATCTATAATAATTATTTCAATATTAGGGTATTGACTTTTAAAAGAGCTGTATTTTATATACGCATCATCTCTCCACCACCCTTTAACTTCAAAATAAACATTACTTTTAACACTATAAAAATCTGGAGTATATGTTCCTTCCTTTCCGTTATAGTTAATTGGGAAACTTTTTGGTTCATAAATCCATATAATATTATTTTCATCCAAGTATTTAGCAAAACCTATTTCCCAAGAACTTCGCATCCAAACTTTAGCCCCATCTTTACACATGTACCAACTCCCTTTTCCATGATATATTTTACCATAAAAATTGCTGTTTTTACCTCTGATACTTAAATTACTTTTTTGAAATTGTCTCATTTTTAACAAAGAATCTTCACTATGTTTTTTACCATACATAGGATTGCCATCCCCTGAATTTTTTTTACTCAATTGTGATTTTCTATCTTCACTAACAATTCTTCCTGTTGCTGATTTTCTTAAAGCATCTATAACGTAATCGGGTCTTTTTGTATTTAATAAAGGATGCTCATTATTTTTATGCCATTCTATTAATTTTTTAGACCTTACATTTGTATTAGTATTAGAATTTATCTTATTTGAGCATTTTAAACAAAGGTTATTCTTTTTTGCATGTCTAAATTTTTTATTTTTTTCAACCATGCAATTAGAACAATGCCAAACAACTAGCTTTTCACTACTTGGTTTTAATTCATTTGGATTATATCCAAATATCTTAATTGTGTCTTCTATATTAATATTCTTCATCTTTTTAATAATAAATAGTATGCAAATATAATAAAATATAAAATAACATCAAATTAATTACCTGATAAGTTTGAACCAAACACAAAAATTTGATTTTCTGCAAGGCTTTTAATGTTTTCTAATGTTGTTCTTTCTATCATAATTTATCTTTTTAAATCCGCAACGAGAGCATAACAGCACCTAAATCGCTATTGGCGGTATCTTGCGTGTTTAAATTTTTGTTTTCCATTGTTACTTTTTTTTAAGTTGATAATTCAGTTTTCAAATCGCCAACAGCGTTTAGCTGCGGCACGTTAGTGGTCATTGGGCTGATAGTTTTTCGCTATTTCTTGACAGGCTTCTCTTGTTGCATCATTGTAGCCTTGCTTGTAACCTTCGTCAAAGCCCAACGAACCGCTAACAGCGTGTATGCGTAAGGCTTCTTTCAGTTCCATTATACAATCTACGTAAGCACCTTTTCTTGCTCTATCTTCTTTTGTTTTGTAACCACAGGCTTGTGCCTTTTCTTGTAGTTTTGCTATTAGTTCTTCCATTCTATTTAGTTTTATCGTTAATAATACGCCCTACGCATACACGCAAAACGTTAGCAGTAATGCCAGCCGACCCACAAGCCGACTGACATACCACCATAGTTTTAGTATCTAAGGTTAACCTTTTCACGTCTGCGATAATTATAAATTTCTTCAATTAGCGAAACATACTGTTGCGTATTGGTACAATCTACCATTGCCGTAGGTTGTGTTTTTAATTTTTGAATTAACTCGGTAAATTCAAAATTCTTATTCTTAAACAATCCAAGCATAGCGTAAACAAAACTTCTTCTTTTGTAGCCTAAATAATATTGTCCAACAATTTCAATTTTGTCTGCAATTTCGCAAGCGTTATCATAGTCTTCTATTTCAAATTCTCCTTTGTAAAAAATCTTTGTTCTATCAATGCCAGGATTAGAAGTATAACCCCCCAATATAGTCATACATTCAACGTGTCCAAATCCGTATCTTTCTTTAAACTCGGAGTATTTTAAATAGTGTGGATATTTTAAACGGCAATAACCATCCAAATAATCATCTGCATTCCAAGTTTTTGAATTTTGATTTAAGATGTGAACTTCTGTCAATCCATAACCTTTACATACCACGTAATTCAATGGAAGTTTTAGCTCCCGAATTACATCAAATCTGTGTTGACCATCAATTATCTCATATTTTTCATTCACAATGATTATCGTGAATAAATAATTTTCCGACATTGATTTTTTCAACCTGTTAATATGAAGCAGGTTTTTGTTTCTATTACCTTCTATTGATTTGAATAGAAAGTAATCTGTTGTTGTGTGAACATGGTTACTATTTTCACCATTGGTTCTGTTTTTAAAATTATTCATTTTGTTTTTATTGGGTTTTATAACTCCTCCCAGAAGTTTTATTTTAATTCGAGAAAGGCACTACTGCTAACATTGCATTGGCAAAAGCAGGGCTGACGTACTAATTTTGAACATTTGTAATCCTATTGAGCATTGGTAAGTAATTGAACAGAAGTACTGCTATTCCCTGCCTTCGCCAATGCTTTGACGTTAGGCGATACTTTAACCAAGCGTACATAAATAATCTATCAACTCTTGATTTTGTTCTTTTAGATATGGTTTTGACAAATCCCAAGAATAAATACCATTCCAAACTCTATCGTGAAAATGACCATACTTATTTATTGAGTGTATTTCTGTGTGCAATCCTTTCATCCATTCTAATACATCGCTTAATAATGGTTCTTTGCCATAAATTGTAATATTTTGGTTTGTAAAATATTCATAATCGAATACATCTACTTCGCCATTATACAATGTAGCTATTTCAACTATTTCTTCATCATCATTATAAATAAAATGTAAAAATTCATAATGAAACGGCATATTTTTAATAGTGAATAATTGTCCTTTTGACATTTCAAGAAGTCTTGGTATTGATTCGCTTATTTTTTGTTTGAGTAAATCGTAATTTGACATTTTTATATTTGTTTTAAATTGTTACTAAATTGACCGAAGAAAAGCATAGCCTAACATCGGTTTTGTGCAAGTGGGGCATCAGTTCTAAACTGAACAGCAGTAATTCTAATCGGGCTTTTGTGCTAAATTGAAACTTTCGTATTCCAAATCCCCACCTGCACAAAGCCGAGAACCGTTATCGCCAACCTTATGACGACAACCCAATAATTAAACGCCTCATTGAATTGCTACACATTTGGTCTATTAAAGCAAACTTTCCTTCGTGCTTCAATCTACCCCTGTAATGGTTGCAAAGTGAGCCAACATATTCCTGACTTTTTTCAAGCGGATATATTTCTAATAGTTTTTCATGCAGTTTTTCAACTGAAATTTTTGCAACCAAAGGCTCTGCTACCTTGTAAAGTTGCCACCAGTCTAACGATTGAAGAAAGGCTGGCGATAACAAGCGGTTAGCGTCATTGCCGTTTTCGTTTTTTGTTGAAGTGTTGTTTTCCATATCAAATTTTGTTTTTAAGTGCAATTTTTCGTGTTCCAAAGTCGGCAACGAACGCCAACCGCCCGAACGTTATAACTCATTATACCACCTGACGACTATTTTCTTCATCGACAACTTTTATAATTGGAGTTTCGTAAACGTGTAATCCTGTAATAGTGTTACCATCGTCTAAAAAAGTGATGTTTGTAACAACTTGTGTTTTGTTTTTGCTTTTCTGAACTACTCCAATCCATTTATGATTTTCTCCTTCAAAACTTCCGTTATCCATTTCAAAGTTTGCGGTTTTAAAAGCGTTTGACAATATTTGTCTTAAATTGGTTTCTTGTAATTGTCCGTTTGAATTTTTAAAATATAATTCCATAAAATAACGAGTTATAACAGTTGTTTGGCACTATTGCCGTTTAGTTTTTCAGCATAAAATACGCTGGTAATATTAAATTTAGTTTTCAATTCACGTTTACGTTATCGGCAACAGATGCCAAGCAACGGGACGTTGTACGCTACTTTATAGCACGTTGCTTTGAAGTGTAACGGAAACATCAGATATTACAATAATTCCATTGTCAATCTTAATAGATAATGGCGTTTTTATTTGTAAATGCTTCATTGCATTGTCAATCCCTGCTCGTAAGTTTTTTTGATTTGATTGCATCTTTTTTAAGTTGTCTTGCATTTCAAAAATCCTTTTTTCATAATCAATAATTTCTTCGGATAACTCAATTAATATTTCTTTTCCAATTGACTTATCGCCTTGTATTTTTTTTACTAATCCAGAATAAGAACAATCCATTTTTATATAGTTTTATAATTTGACAAAATAATTCAAGCACTCTAATTGCAGCGTACAACATCGTGTTGCCATATAGTTAGGCTGACGGAACTCAATCGGCTTTTGAATATTTATTTAGCTTCATATCTACATTTGTGCTTGACGTACTCCGAATACCTAACCATCGGCAACACGGCAAACGTTATCACCACAATACTACGCAAACAATTCCGTATTACCAAATATTAAGTACAATTAATTTAGTACACCCACAAAAAAAGCCGACATTTCTGCCGACCTTACCAAAACCAAACCGAGTTGAATAAACTTTTTCTGTTAATTGTTGTACTTTTTACCTAAACAGAAATTGTTAAATGTTGTATCTTAAATATAACTTAGTGGAAACTTCCCCTATTTTATCATTTCTTCAATCTTATCTTTTCACTAAACCTCACACCAAACTCCATTTGCAAACTAGAATTTAACCCACCTTGCAAACCTACTAAATGCCTATCTGAAATAATAGCATCTAAACCTATTCCACCATGATACGATGCGACTGTTTTATTGGCTATGGCAACACCACCGTATAAACCCGTGTAAACCTTTACTAAACTTTGCTTTTGTGGTACGGCAATCGTTTCCCGTTTTATTTTCCAAAGTTCGGGTTTAAGGTTGCGCCATTCAATAGCCATGTTTAAAATCTCGTTGTTTGCTACGGTTGCGGTTGCGGTTGCTCTGAAATTGTCTACTGAAATGGTGTCGAATTTGTAGAGGTTGGTGTCGAGGCAGTAGTAATTATCTCCGATCGGTAAGTATTGATCAATGCAGTTTTCATTGATTTCATTGTGTTTCAAAGAATCTCGATCGAACTTTTGTGCATTATTGATCAATGGCTTATTATACTTCTTTACACCAACTTTCTCAGGCTTAAAACTAATCTTCTGAGCCGTATCTTTATTTGGCGCAATAGAATCAATATACTCGATTTTAACCGTACCAACTTGATTACATGGGTATATTTTAGGGTATAGCAGAAAACCGCATACACCACCGCAAATAATTGAAAGTAGCCAAAATAAGGCGATTATTGTTAAGGCTGTGCGTTGTTGCATGGTGTGGTGTTTAGTTGCAGTTCTTCGCCAAAAACAAGTTCTTTCTCGCATTTATTTTCTATGTAAAACCAATTTTGCAATTCATGAACAAACTTTATCCATTCAGGATAAACAAGTCCTTTTGGTAACTTCAACAGCCATTCTTCGGTGAGTGGAATGGGGTTTCTAACTATTAGTTTTAGCTCTACGTCCGAAATAGTCTGTGTGGTTGTTGATACGACTACCCCACCTGCATTTAACAATAAGTTCCCTATCATCAATTCATTCGCCTTTATCATAGCAGTTTATTTAGATAGTTTACTAATAGCTTTCAATTCAGTAAGCCGTTGCGAGTTATGCCTACATAACATTTCTAGCTTTTGCACAGTTTCGTCTGAATTTTTACCATCAAATAGTGCAATTAATTCTCTGTTGATTTTTTGCTCGTATTCGATTTTATCGATAAGCAGTAGTAGTGCTTTTTTCATTGTTTCGTGTTTTGTTTGCACAAATCTACAAAGTTATTTGAAATAAAAAAGGTTGCCCGAAGACAACCGATTTTTAGCTAGTTTCAAATTGTAGGTCTGATTGAGAAAACCTTAATGCAAATATAGCAACTTCCACCAAATAAAAAAGGCTACCTCACGGCAACCTCTCTTATCATTAAAACAAAAACACTGATGTAAATGTAGGAATTTATTTTAAACCGTAAACTTTTTTTAATTTAGATAGCCACAATTTTCTATCCTCAAGTCCATTTATACCTCCGTTTATACGTCTTGTAATTATCATTACATCGTCTTTGTCGGCATAGCTATTTAAGCCTTTACTATTCCAAAACCACCCAGCAACATCCACATAATAATTTTCGGCAACAAGTTTTGGATTCGCTAGTAAGTCAACACCGATAAACCGACCATATTTATCGTAATTAGTACGCCCAGTTAATTGAATTGCGCCACGTCCTTTGAATAAAACACCGTCACCTTTAACGATATTACCTAAATCTTTTCGACCTTCATATGCCTTACCATTTGCTATTTCTTCTTTATACCTTAATCCGCCCGTTTCGTGCAGAATTTGCGCTAAAAAATGGCATTTTCTTAGTGGTGTGTTAATCAGATACTTTGCGAAACACGGGGTTAATTGATTATAAACCTCTAAAACACGTTCTGCTTTTGTGTTTGGTAGTATTGATTGAAATTCGGTTAATGTCATTCTCCGTATTTAGGTAAATCATTAATAAATTCAACTGCATCTACTTTCGTTTGCTCGGTTACAGCTATTTCATAGTTGCAGATAATCTCGCAAGTGTTAATATACCATGCCTTAATTGCAATAGCTTCATTTCTAAACAACGAATCGGGTTGTTGCGCCCATATTCCAAGTTCTGCCATATCGATATAATTGTTGGCCGAAAGGATAGACTTGAACAACTCGTCATGCAACTGATTAATCTCAGCTATGAGCGCACTTTTGCTCCAGACATATTTACTCGCTATAATAGCATCATACTCATTTTGAGTAACAAGTCTATCACCATTTTCGTCTATTAATCTTATCATATCTTAATTAATTTAACGGTAATCATTGAATGAGAAATTACAGCACTTGCACTAGAGGGGTTGAATGTTACATAAAGGTAATTCTGTACTGTTAAATCAGTAGACCTTAATGTAGTAAATGCGACCATAGTATTCGCATCATCTGAAATATTTGAACTCGTAGCAAGTCCATAAATAGAACCACTTGCACCACCACTATATTTGTATCTTCTTAGAAGCTCTATTTGTGTTCCTCCGCCTGCTCCATTATTAGCTAGTAAAGTTTGTAATCCGATTGAGTTTGCTCCAGTTAAACCATCAATAGGACTTGCATAAGTACCTACTCTAAATCTTTGAGTTATAGCAGCACCAGCAAAAGTTGTAATCTGTGCTTGTGAATAAATTTCAATTATGTAATTAAATCCATCATTCGGTAATGGAATGGAATAAATCGAAGTTTCTAAAGTCTTTCCCGTAACAACCGTTGTAGTAGATGATTTGAAAAGTATTATTTCAACGTCTGCTGTGTTGGCCTTTGCTGATATTTGCGAACCGTAGCCATCATAAGTAGCCTTTAAAGCCGTTGTTAGTGGTTGTTCTATTAAGTCTAAAATTGATTTATTTCCGTGTGTGTGTTTGTCGGTTACAGCAGAATCGTAACTACTTTTTAGCGCATTAGTCAAATCATTTTCAGAAAGTCCTTTGCCACTAACTTTGTCAACTTTATTATTTAGTAGGTTATCTGTTTCACTTTTTGTGTATCTGTTACCTATTGCTGTTTGCAAGTCAGAAATAGACTGCAAAACACTCGAACCGTTGGTATTAACCCAATTATAGGCAGTATCATAGTAACCTTTTAAAGTAGATGTAAGCCATTTTAAAGTAGATGTTTCTGCGATGTCTGATGCATCAAGTACAACTGCGCCCGTCTTACCGTTTACAGAACTCACAGCACCGCTACCACCATTCGGAAAATTCCCATCGTAAAGCGTAAACGATACAACCATTTGTGAGGCTGTTTCGTCCAAGTTTACCGTTTCCCCTCGATATGTTATTTCAAAATCTATTCTCATCTTGTTACAGCTTGAAGTACATCTAGTTTACCTTTGATGTATATTTTAGAACCAATGTTTGAAAATACAATACGAATGTCATAAGCATAACTACCCGCTTTAATTCCAACCGAAAAACGTTTAAATGATAGTTTTTTCGGTGTGCCTGCTAATATTTCAAAGTCATTTTTATCTAATGAAAATCGATGAACCACCGTTGGCGAATCGGGTTTGTCCCGCACATACAAATCGACCGAAGTAATCAAATCGCAACCGTCTAAAACAGTTCCATCGGGCAAAGTCATGGTAATTGGAGTTTGAAAACCCTCCCAATATGTACCGAAAATCATGGCTCTATCGCCAGTCAAATCGTATTGTAATATTTTATTTGTTGGTGTACTCATATACCCGTTTTATCCCCGTCCTTTGCAAATGCCGAAACAAGTGTTACTAAAAACACGCCTATTGCGCCCATAATAACCGCAAAATCAGACGAAGTTATGACCTTCGTAATAAGCAGTCCAAGCGAAACAAAAAGACTTAAAACGCCAGCTAATGCAACGAGCGAAGTTTTCCAATTTTTTACTATTGATTTCATCCTAATTTACTTTTAATCCAAACCTTTATTTTTTCACCATGCTTTTTAAAGTATGGTTTAATGATTTTTATTAACCACAATCCGATTGTAGACACCACAACCGATAATAACGATTTACCAATTAACACAGCAATGCCTACTGAAATATTCACCATTGATTGTTGCCACGTTAAGCCGTCTAAAAAACCGTGTGTAGCGTCTAAAATTCCCATTATGGAACTAAACGATACAATTAACACGTCTTCAGTATGACTACCAAAATAGCGTTCGTATTCCTTTAGGTTAAACCCGTTGAATATTCCAAAGGCTACAAAGCCTACCCACTTTAATATCCAATATCTTAACTTAATCACCTCTATACCCGTCACTTTTTAAATTTTAACCATGTAAAAATCAATGATAACAACGCAACAACAATCTCATACCACTGAAAAGTTGAGCTGTGGGAATCTTGTAGGCTACTTTAAAGAACGCATCAAATAGGTAAGCCACTAAAAATAGCAGCTTACCTATTGCGCCTAATTGCTTACGAATTTGGCTTGCGCGGTGGATGTGTTCCGACAATAGCATTAGTCAGCTAATTGATTGTAACGTATTTATATCCTCCGAAATATCCACGGTTTTCAATTGCTGTGTAAGATTCTGATAGTGATAACATGATTTCTTTTATTTATGATTAATTAATAGTAACCGATGACTCTACTCCAAATGCTGAAGTAAAGTCAGGAAATTCAGGGCCTAACGTAACTCCATATCCTAACATATCTGCATCTACATTAAGCGTTAATGTTGGGCTTACTCCCGTTCCTATCTCTGCATAAGTTGGTGAAGTAACCCATGTAATAGGGTATGATTGCGACTGAGTTATGTTTGCCGTTACCGACATAGTTAATCCACTCACTGAATTAACCGTCATTCCATCCATTTTCACATAATCAACCACGTTGCCACTTGCATCAACTTCAATCAAGTTCCAAATGCTGAATGTTTTTGTATCAATGCCATTGGTAGCGTTGTAAATTACTTGCATTGAATAAGTACCCGCTCCGTTTCCGCTTGTATTCAGGGTTGTTGTTGGTGCTGTAATTGCCGTTCCACCGTATAATGGCGTTCGCCCTGAACCATTCCAAAAGTCAATAATATAGTCGTAACTATCAATTGAATAACCGATAGGTAACTGTTGTGAATCGGGATTTAGTTTCAAGCCTATTGTCCAATCGTCACCTCCGTTGTTGATGAAGTCAATTGTTGATGTTCCGACGGTGTATGATGAAATTAAATTTGGTACTAAAACTTCATTTTTAGATATAAAACTAAATACAATATTACCGTATATATTTCCGCACTTTACGATGTTTAAGTAATCGCAACTTGCGCTATTTTCTTTTAATGTTAAAGTGAAATTACCAGCGTTTTTGTTGAATAAATACGGCAGGAAATCACTATTGTTTAATGAGAAATAGCCACTTAAATCTGTTACTACTTCGCCATTGTATTTGTTTCCAAATTTATCGACTATACTATAATAGTACTTCGTTAATGGGTCTAAAGTAATATCAAACAAGTGGCTATCTTCGCACTCGCTAAATTGTAGATAAAGCGTTGTTTGGCACATATTAGTTAGGTATGTAGCACTGAGTTAAAACATTCACTGGCGTTTCAAAAGGACAAGGGAACTGAGCCGATTGCCATTTTACAGTAACATTCCAAACTACTTCGCTGTTGATGTCATTATCAACTTTGAATTTAGGAATGATTGTAACCGTTTTATCGGTAATGTAAGTTTTTGAGCTTGTTCTGAAATAAAACTTGTAATTTCTGTTACCTACTATTGCGTTATAAAAATCGCAGTTACTCGCAAAGTTAGGGTCTGCTATCATTGCCGTGAAATCGAAACCTAGTAAAGTTTCTACGGTATCTCCGTAGCCAGTACCTACTTTTTCAGAAGGTTCAGGCATTTCTCCGTTTGTTTCAGGGATAATGATAATTTCTCCGCTATCAATGCCACGAATCCATTCTGATTCATCGGTAGTATCATCATTTGCGAAAACAAAGTCTTTATGAATAAAGCCTCCACTTCGTAAACGTCCGAACTCTCTTCCTTCGCATGGGTCGCAATTATGTGCAGGTATCAGATTATCACAGCCTGATGGATAATATCCAGCCATTATGTAAAAAATTTAATTTGTGTGATTTTTTCTATTTGAGTGTTTAACTCACATTGGTGCGTTTCCGCCAGACTTTACTGATAAGCAAATTTATATTAAAGATTTTGAATTTCCTAACATTCGCAAATATTGAAACAACCTTTTCTAAAATTAGTTTCAATACTATATCTAAAAGAAAGTAAAATATCGTTTTCGCATAGCCTGTAATCGATGTTACTATACTCTTCATTAAATACCTTTTGCCCGTCCATTTCACTCGAATTAAGGCGAATAAATATGCTGTCAACTGCCGTTCCATCTTTGTCTAAAATAGTCGGGAAATTCATAGCAATAACCGCTTCAAGTTGTTCGCTAGTTAAATTCAACTTATTAATCTTACCATAAACAACCATTTTTACATCTGTTTTGCAAATGTAATTACGGTCATTGTCTTTTTGTTGGTAAGCGTTGTTTAGTAGTTTATGGTAAACGATTAACGGATAAGTGTCATCAATAGAAATGTCGTTTAACTCGAAGCTGTCACTAAGTACAACTGGGAATACTTCAACTTTATTATCAACTAAACGTCCGACACTTCGTGCAATACCTTCGATTCTTGCATCTGCAAAACGAATATCGTTAATCGCATTAGTCTTTAGCGAATCGTTTACTTTTTTGATTATCTCTTTAAGAAATGGCATCTGATACAGCGTTGTTTACTATTTCGTTAATTATTTCACCTTCTTTCTCGGTAACACCCCAAATTGTTTTATTGTACTTTTTAGTTTCAAAGAACCTAGCACGTTCAAAAATGTTTGAATCCTGCCAACCTAAACCGTAACCGTTTTGAGTGGCGATTACAGTAAATTGGTTATTCATTTGGCCACTTAAATTAAGGTTTACACTACCAATATTCTTTCCGACTTGCGTTTTAAATTCATTGTAACCACCAGCAAAATATTTTGTTTTATGTGGCAGTCCAGTGCTTATAAACTTAGTCTTTCCATCTTTGCCTTGGGTTTGGAACTTTCTAGTAGCTTTATTTGGGTTCACATAAATAGGCTTCGTGTCGTAATTGCCAATTTTAGCACCATTAGCATCTAATCCTTGCTCATGTATTCGCTCCGATATAACACCATTCATTGAAGTAGCTACGGTTCGCAAAATGTTCTTATACTCATTTTCAGCTAATGCCGTCAATTTAACACTAAGTCCACTCATAACCTCCGTAATGTTGCTACTTATCATGGTAAGTTTGTTTGCAATGTTATTTGAGCGTGGCAGTCTATACAGCAATCCTGCTGAAACGTAACACCGTTTAATGCGTTTGATAGCTCTGTGTTATATTGATTAGCGTATTCATCACGTAATTCACGTGCTATTTTAGCGTCAACTGTTGTAAACTTATTGATCCTTTCACTGTGTATTCTTTCGGTTAAAAGTTCATAGCCTTGAGCAAACCATAAAGACGTAGCAAATAGATTTTTATTGTTACAAATAAACGATGCAAAGTCACAGTTTATATTTATAATTCCGGTTAAACCAAATGAATTATTTACGTATGCTATTGTATCTAAGTCACTAGATACATAACCGCCTTTTAAATTAGCGTTACATAGTTCAACACAACCGCAATCCGTACAATCGTTATTAAGCGTTAATGGTAAGTGAGGCGAATTTAAGCCACTTGCACCAATGAACAATTTCTTAACCCCGAAATACATCTTGTTTACGTTCACTCTATTAAAGCCTATTGTGCCGTCTACAATGCTAAATGTATCTAGCAAGGTGAATGTATCGTTAATGACTTCAAACACCTTTATTGTGGCGTTTCCATCCGCTTTTAGATACAGAGAAAGTTCTTGAATGTTTATTGTCAATAGTTCACTTGGTGAGGCAAATGTATTTACATCGCTACCCAAGTTTATAAAGAAGCCTTTGTAATCTGTATTAGATGCAGTTTGATTTGTTACGGTATTAATATTGCCCTTCCATCCTTTGTAATACTCGATTACTTTTTTAAGCCTAAACCGTTTTAATAGTTCATTGCTTATTGAAGTTGTAAGTCTTTTAATCGCTCGTTTTTCGCACGTCTTCCAAACCTCATAGAAAGTAACCTTTTCGCTGTTTGCGCTTGCATCGATTGACTTTAAACTAATACCAGCTAAATCGTTTACATACAATCCGCTTTCGGGTTCATCTAATCCGCAATGTTTAACAGATACATAATTTTCTAAACAATTCATTTTATGGGTTTAAAAAATAAAGGGTAGGTGAAATTCACCCACCCTTTACTAAGTTAATCAATCAAAGATTATTAGCACTCGTCACAAGCGTTGGTAACTGTGTATCTCAAAGCACCGTTAACACCAGTTAAAGTGTCATCAGAAGCGAAAGCGTCCGAAGGTGTTTGGAATAAGCCATAACGCTTACTCAAGAATACAGCGTAACCTCTGTCGTAAGTACCTTCCTCACCGTAACCATTCAACAAAGTTGTCGGACAATCCAACTCTTTAATCTGAATGTCGAAAGTCATAGGCACAGTAGTCATTCCGTTTGATACGTTCAAGTCGATTTGACCGAAGAAAGAATTTCCTAGTTGTCCGCCTTGGAAACCAATGTAACGTTGGAAATCCACAAAGTGAATAGAACCTTTAGCGAAAACTCCGATTTTGTTTGCGCCCCATCCTGATGCTGTTTTAGACATCAAATCGGCATAAAATTTATAGCCATTGAATTTTGAAATGTCAAGTCCTGCTTGGTTAATTCCAGTCAAGCCTTTTGACAATTCATAGCTATTCATCAAACCGTTTCCAACAATCAATAAGCTGTCAGAAAAATTGTTTTCAAACGCATCAGAAAGGATTTTTGAAACGCCATCCGCTAAGTTTAACGCTGGGTTTTTAGCGATGTTGATTGTGCCGGCAGTATTTACTCCAGTCACAACGTTAATACCCCATGTAACGTCACCAAGCAAACGCTGGTTAATTTTCGTTACAATAGAATCGGCTGTGTGCTGGATAGAGTTTGCAATTTCTTCCAAAATTGTAGTTCCGCCCAAAGATACTGGCGCTGATGCAGATTCCATGTATTTAGATACAGTTTCCATCGACAAGTGAAACCCAGTCTTAGCGAAACGTACAGCCGTCATGTCGGCTTCTTTGTAAACTGGCGTAAAATCAATGTCGCAGTTATCTTCCTCAACAACTGTTGAAGTAGTTTGGCGAGTTTTGTATTTCACTTTAGCAGTTTTTTGATGTCCTTGTTGATTAGTCAACTTAGCATCTACTACGTTTGAGTTTTCGAGTAACATTCCTAAAAATCCGTTTTGGGTTATTTTTAAACCAGCGTAATTCTGACCCGATAATGTTAATAGGTCTTTGAGTACATAGGGAGCAAATCCGTTTGCCATTGTTATAAGTTTTTTAACCTATTTTTTCCAATGCTGCAAGGCGTTCTTGATTACGAACGGCAGCAGGATTGTCATCAACAGGTTGATTAATTATTGTTTGTGGTGTTTTCACTACCGTAGTTGGCGGTGCAGATACTTGTAAAAGTTTGTTACTCGCTAATACTCTATCAACGAAGTCATTGAATTGAACTGTTTTATTTGAATCAGTAAAGTCTAGTTCAGGTGTTTCGGCATTGACTAATTTTAAGCCACTATCAGTCATTACAACTTTAGCTTTTTTAGTTGCCAATTCTTGCTCTAAAAGCGTTTTCGCTGTCAAAATCTGCACGTTTTTAGGCAAATCTTTATTAGCGTATTCTTTTCCTGAAAGCAAAGTATCAATTTGAAACTGCATTAGTTTTGATTCCGATTGCTTATTCAAATCTTTAATTTGGCTTTCGTAAAGTTCCTTTGTTTTCAAAACTTCGTCATTCAGCTTTTTAATTTCAGCTTTTAACGGTTCTGAATCTTTGGCTTGTGCTTGTACTTTAGGTTCTGAAAGTTTAGAAATCAACTTTTTAGCCTTATCGTAAGTATTTACGTTTGCTTTTAAGTCGTTTGCCGTGTCTTCGTCAACTAAACCTTGCTCAATAGCCTCGTTAATGAGTTTATCGAACGGGTTTAAGGAAAGGGCTTTGAAATGCTTATGCAAGTCATTGTTATGCTTCGCATCGTTAATATCGATTAGCGTAGCAAGTTTAGTTTCAAATTTTGTAAATACATCGTCCGAAACATCCGCTTTAATTTGGAATAGTTCTGTAAGTTCCGATGCGTCAATATTGGTTTTTTGAGCTAAAAGCTCCACAAGTTGTCCAAAAGGTTTTGGCATAAAGTTTTTAAGTTTGTTTAAGCAAAAATATTTATTTTGTTGCAGTAAACTATTTGGTTTAGTTAGTTTTACTATATTTGCTATAAATTACACAACATGGATAACTCAAAAAAGATTCTTTACGATAATGTTCCTGATGACGTTTTTAAGATAATTACTGAAGAACAAGGACGTTTGAAAATAGAGTTGAAAAAGCACGTTGGCTTATCTTATACGATTAGTCGACTGATTAGGAAATCTAACCAAAACGCAATAAAGCAATAAACATGAAAGCATTCACACTAACCGACCTAGTTTCTTTTGGCGAATATTTGCTATCAAAAGAACGCACTAAAACCGTAAAAAGCCATCCGAATAAAGAAGGTCTATTTGAACGACTTACAAAAGTATCGGATGCGGATATTGCTAATTGGAAAGATTTGAATGTGAAGAAATGAAACCAATAGTCACAGCCATTCTACTAAATTGGAAACGACCTGAAAATCTAGTTGAAGTCATTAAGTCTATTCGTTCGCAAAATATTCCTATTGATATTTGGCTTTGGGATAACTCAAATAGTGAACATAAATTCGATGTTGACCAGCGTTTTCAGTCTTCAATAAACCTTAAATGTTTTCCACGTTGGTGTTTGGCATCAATGGTACAAACAGAGTATTTTTTCGTTATTGATGACGATATAATGTTTACCGATGGTGAGGTTATTAGTGATTGCATTCAATACCATAAGCTTATTGACATTGAAGATTTAATACTAGGTCAAACTGGCGTTATACTAAACAAAGAAATGATTTATTTCAATAGCGAACATTTCAGCAATGTAGAAAGGTCAGTTGGTGTAGATATTGTAAAAGGTAGATTTATGTTTATGAAACAATCAGTAATGAACAAAGTAACTATGGATGCATCTTTCACTTGTGACGATATAAAAATTAGCTCACAGTTAAATCATAAAGTTTTACCCGCATTTCTACACAACCGATTTAAAGACCTACAAGAAGGCGAAGAAGCGTTATTTAGAACAGAAGGGCAAAGAGAATTAAGGCAGTTAGCTACTAAGCAATTCTTTTGCAAGTCGAATACTCAATAATAGGCTTAGTAAATATTCTGCTTTTAACTCTACTTTCGATTGTATGCCTATGGTATTCCCTTTGCGCTGTACCCATTCCGTATTTAGGACTTCTAGTTAAGTTTTTACGGTGCATCCTACGTCTAAACAATGCTTTTTCGATGTGTTTTGGATACACATTGAAACTAGATAGCCTTTCTCTAAATTCAGTATCAGCTCCACATATCCAACTTTCGTAATAACCGTAAGTTTCAAAAAGTGACTTTTTACAAGCAAAGCAACCGTGAGCGTCTTTCTCATAGGTTACTTTGTCTTTCCCGTCTTCAAATTGTTCAAAGTCAAATACTACAAAATCGCTGTTTTCAAGTTCAGATAAACACGTTTTAACTAAATCAACGCCCATTATATCGTCCGAATCAAAGAATATAACAGCTTCGTGTTTTGCCATCGCTAAAAGGTTATTTCTTACTGAATAGCAACCGATATTTCTATTGAAAACGTACACTTCGCACCCACTAAATACATCTTTATTTTTAATGATATGCTTTTCAGTAACTTCGCACCCGTCAACACCTACTAATATTTGACAGTTAAAACCTTTTGCGGATTCTTTAACTGAATTGATACACTCGTTTATAAACTTTGTGTTTGAAAATACTGGAATAATAACCGTTACGCTATTCATAGGCTTGTCTTATTTCTTTCGGCACAACTTCTTTGGCCACTGGTATTAGTTTGTGATTGCACGAATAACCGCCACGCCTTACCATAAAGTTAGTTGAATCTGTGCCGTCTATCATTCCGTAAGGTAGTTTAGTTCTTTGGCTTATTTTCCCGTCAATGTCTTTAAACTCTTTAAAGTCGCCTTTAACTATTTTAGTAAATTCAGAACGATGGATATACTTTTTCTTTACACAAGCCTTGCAAAAGTCACGTGAAGTGTCCATTAACGATCCATTGTACATAAACCAATCTAAACCTAAGTCAGCAGTTACATTCTCCTGATATGCTGCGTTAAACTGATTTAACGAATCTGTTGTAATTTGCCGTGTGTATCGCTCTAACTTACCAAGCGATTCTTTGTTGCTCACTACTTCACTACGTATCGAATCTAGTAAGTTATTATAACTTGAACCAGACTTAATCGCATCGAATATCTTTTCCTTTATTCCGCTTGTGATATTCGCATTAACACCGCTACCCGTCAAACTTTCCACGGCATCAATAACCGATTGGTTTTTTAACTCAGCTAAGAACTCGGAACTTTTAAACTTGCTATCAATTTCATTGAAATATTGATTATTTAGCGTTTGAAGTTCGCCAAATGCACTTGCAAACTCTTTAACCGAATTAAGATATTCGGGTGTTTCAAATATGTTATTTAAAGCCTTTTGAATCTTAGATAATCGCCTTACATTCTCAACTGATTGCACTATTTTATCCGACTTAGTGTCGAGTTCTTTCAATAAAACAGTAATTTCCCGAAACATTTTGTTTTGAATGTCGGGAACTCTACCATTAAACCTATCTAAAGCTAGGTCTATTGTATCAACAATTTTATTTAGTGTTTGCATCCGCTATAATCGATACACTAGGTTCGTTTTTCTTTTTGTAGTCAGTAGCTATTTTAGTTAGTATGTCGATTTGCTCTGTGTAAGTCAGGTCAGAAAACTTTTCATTTTGCTCTTTTGCAATCGTCAAAAATCGAATTAAGTTGCAACTTATAATGTAATCAATTTCACTTACTCCGTTATTCATTCTGATTGTAGCCTTTTCGTCAATGCTAATACATGGCATCGGGTCAAGTTTTAATGAAAGTGTTAAGTCTTCTTTTATTTCAGGCTCATTGTAAAACTTCTTATTAGCAAACTCTATCATCATTGAGTTTAGTATCGATGGAGGTAGTTTCTTTTCTACTGCAACCGCTAACTCTTCCATTAAAAAGTTCAATGATAATATGTCGTATTTTTCGGGAACGGCTACACTAGGACACATTGCTTTTCTTTGCTCTTCAGTAGCTACAAAACCATATCTAATGTCAATGCCTATTTTGTAAACCTTATCCATAACCCACACTAAATCCTCTGCAATGGAATAAACAAAGTTATTCAACTCGTCACGGTCAACATCTTTAGCATATCCACTTTGGTTTGCAGGGGTTTGTACAAGGAACTGCATATTGATAGCAGATAAAGCCTTGTAAGTATTCTTTTCGATTATCTCGTCTTGAATCTTAATAATCTCTAATGGCTTTTCAATATATCCCTTTGGCGGTGTTGGGACTGGACTTTCGCCCATGTTTTGATTAGTAGGTCGAATTACCATTTTCTTATATGGTCCTGAATTAGCCACAACTCCAGTTCCGCTACAAGTTGAACAGCCTACAATATTATCTCCACTTTTTACCTTACCGGTACTTTGTCCGCTATGGTGGTCAAAACACTTTTCGCATGGCTGTGAGGCATATTCCCATGCCTCTGGGTATAAGTGAGTAACAATACCAGCGTCCAAGTCCGAATCTTGACGGGCAACTTTATTTAAACGTGGAATAATTGAATTTATACGGCTTTCCCATACAATTTCTTTATCGTAAGCACAGTTGATTATGCCTCTTAACTTAAAGCATGGCAAATATCCTAAGTTGTGATTCCACTCACTAACTAAATCGTAACTTTTTGCCGTCTGTTCCCATATCTGAATGTAAGTTGTTGTGATTACGTAAAACTTATCGCCTTCAACATTCAAAGATTTACCTTTCCTAAAAATAGCTTTATCGTTACTTTTTACAATCGCTAGTTTGTTGTATTCATATTCGTAAACGTTATCCGAATTGAATATAATAGGATAAGGTTTAAAGTATTCGGTTTCGTTTATCTCAAGTTCGGTAGGCATAACTAGGCAAACTGCATTAGCATCGATTAAATACTGATTAAGTAGAATTGAAAACACCCAGTTATTTAGTGATTCCAAATAAGGGAATTTCTTCTCAAAGTATTCACGTGGAATTTCATCACTTGCAATTTTGCTAGGAATGTCATCACTATACCTTACGCTCCAATCGCTTGACCGTCTAATTTTAGATAACGATGTACTGATTTGAGTAATAACCTCACGGGTTATAGGTTCGTGAATCTTTAGCCGATAATCTTTAATTTCGGTTGTTTCACTAGGTCGATAATCATTAAGCAAACCTAAAGGCTTTTCACCACTTGAATGCAGTTTAATAGCCTTATAAAGCTCCGTTGTCTTATCATATGCAATGTGTTTTTTTTGCCCTTTGAAATACGGCAATAACTCTTTTACTTCCATTATACTGTTCTTCTGTTCTGATTCCAATTTGCTTTGGAAAATATACGATAGTGCCGTTTGCCCATTGACTGAGCTTTAGCCAAGTTATGATAAATTGTAGATGCTTTATTGGAAATGTAGTTGCCTCCAATTGAGTAGCCAAAGAATTGTTTAACAACATAACTCCACGGCATTGTATTATCGGTTTTTTCCCAATAGATGGCAAAATAAGGCGATTTGTGCGGAACTATACCAACTATTCCGGTAGCGATATTAAAAGCCATTTCATCAGGCAAATAGCCATCGAATTTGAAGCCTTTAATTTTTGGGTTATTGAATACGTCTTTTACAGTTTCAAAAAACGTAGCCATTTTATCGTTCTTTTTGAAATAAATCATTTGTGAACGTATTTCGTACATTTCGTATTGTGGATTGTACGCTTCAACCGCTTCTTTTGCATCAAACCAAATGTGGCTGTCTTTTCTCGGTCGGTTAATAAGTCCATAATTTTCAGCGGTGAAGTCAATATCTTTGAACTCGTCAAAGAATTTATTAAAGTCTTTGCCACCAAAAAGTATAGTATCTACGTCCAAAAATATCGTTTCGTCAAATGGCGTTAAGTCATATAAGTGAGTTTTAGCCTTAATAAAAACAGTTTGCGCCCCGTTCATGTAATATTCTTTCGGGCAAATTTCTTTACTGTCAAAGTTAGAGAAATCAGTAACTTGAGTAAATGCGGATTCCGTATAAACCAAGTGAACCTTTGTGTTTTTATTGTTGTACTTTATGGAATTGGCTAAATTAACAGCCATGTTGCCGTATTGCGAGTGACCGAGTGCGATAAGTAAAACGCCTCTAGTTTTAGGCTGTGCTAATGTTTCGCAAAACAAAGGTTCTTCTTTCTTTGCAACACTATCGATAACTTCCTGAATTACATCTTCGTGCGAAGTATCGTTTTCAGAATAAACAGTATTATTGTTTTCGTTTAACTTAGCGTTATCAATTTCGATTTGCGCCTTCGTTCGTCTTGTTCTTTTTTGCGTTTCAGCCATTATTTACAATTTGAGTTTAGCAAATGTAACGGATATTTTTGCAAAAGTTGACATTTTGCCTTTGCGTGTGGGAAGTCATGCTCCATCCATTCTATTGAATAGTCACCTTGTTTTATATACTGATATTCGTAAGTATCTGCACTATCTTCAAGTGTGCTAGGTTTAATCTGTAATTGAAATTGATTACGAACCTCTAAAAAGTCATGCCCCAAAGCGATATTTAACGGCTTATGCCATGCGTAAGGCATCCAATCGGTTTCCATATTCCACTTTTCGTCAATTCTTTCGTATAACTTAATGTTATTGCCATCACTTGTCTTATAAACCTCCGCTTCCTGTGTCATTTGCGGTGTTCTTAAATACATTGGAATCATTGCCCTATTGTACACTTCGTCAGGATATGTGAATCCAAATGAATCTTCATTGCATCTGTAAGTTATTAATGAATGGTAACAAGTTATTTTTGTGCGTATAAAACAATCAGTGTACCCCATCGAGTATCTGCCTTTTAAATCGTATAATTCACCAAGTCCAATTTCGTACTCTTCTTTTACAATCTCAAAAGTAAAGCAATCACCAAAGTCAATACGACCGCATAAAGGTGAATCATTATAAACATCAAATGAAACATACCCAGTCAATGAATCGCCAAAATAAAGCGTAAACTCTCCTGTTTCGCCTTCAATAGCTGTACCTTTTATAAGGTACTTTAATGGGTCAACTAATGGCGTTTCGCTTGGTATATCGGTGCAATCAGATTTAACAGGACAAAGGTAGTATTGTGTATATCCGTCCGTTTCTTCGTTTACGGGTAATTCGCTTAACCCAAATTGAATAGACCAGTTCACTGTTTGCTCAATAGGCAAACACATACTAGGCGTTCTTAAACACCTTTCAATGAGTGGCTGTTCACCAACGTAAAAATTAACGAAAGAGTAAGGTCTGTTTCTTAGTGTACTATTAAAAAGTGGCATTATATTTTCTCCTTTAGCTTAAATGTGGCTATGCCTTTATTGGTAGGACTGTATCTAACGTCCTCAATCCATCCGAAACCTGTTACTCCATTGCAACTATACTGAATTAAACCGTATGGATTAAGTCTTAATAGTTTCCAATTATCATAGCTTAATGGATAGTCAAAAGTAATAATTTCATTTGAATAAATAGGAATATTGCCTAATTCTACCTTAAAATCAGAAGCATCTAAATTGCGATTTTCTTCAAGTTGCTTGTTTTCATCAAAACAATCGTTATCGCTTAAATCAAATTTAGCTAAATAGTTTCCTTCGCCTGTTGTGAATAGCACTTTTTTATTAACCAGTCCTTTATATGACCTGAGTATAACCGATAAATGCCTAAGTATATTTCTAATTGGCGAAATACGTAGGTTATAGTACTTTTCAGGGAACATCACATTTGCCGAAGTATTTGGAGGAAAATCAAACGTTTCATTTTCATACTCAGCTAAATCACCTTCCTCTTCATTGGTTTTATCTATACAAATAATGAAAGTATCATTATCATATCGCCAGTCATTCGTAACACCCCCAAACTTTCTACGGGTTGTTTCAATGGCAAAATCAGAAGCTATAAATTGACATAATGCTGTGTATTCATTTGTAACTGTACTCAAAGTTGTGCGGTATTCCCTACGTCCTTGAATATCCATTAAGCCGTTCGTGTTTTCAGTTTCCCATTTAGAGTATCCAGCATTAACCTTAGAAAAGTAATCTTTAAAGTTCACTTCACGTCTTACATTTGTAGGATTATCGCACACTAAAACAATTTCATCTCTGTAAAAGTGCAGATACTGCTCAACTCTTAATAGGCTACTTCCATCGTCTTTGAAGTTGTCATATTCAATGCCTATTCCTATGTTATGCACTGCCCTCATTGCTTCAAAAACATCTTTCATCGATAATGATAACGGAGGTTCTGTTTCATCTTGCATTTTAGCATTACGAATTTTTAAACCGTTTGTGAGTATAGTTAGCGCACCACATCCATAATCAGGTGCAGGTTCTACTATGGTAGGGTCTTGATTTGTATAAGGTAAAGAATCTTTGCGACCGTAAAAGGTAGAAAAAGCAGGTAAGCAACTATTTGTGTATATCTCTGAAATACGGCTAAATACTTCGTTTATCATATACCCTTTAGTAGTAGTATCTTCACAATCAGATACTAACTGTACATTTAATGATGCAGAATCGAAATGAAAAGTAAAAACGCAAGGATCAACGCTACCAACTGAGCCTGTTGTGTATTGTAACTCAAATATTTCTAAGTTCAAAAATATCTTTTGCTCCAAAACCCTGTCAATCATTAAAGAAGGGAAGTTAAGTGATAATGTTTTAGTATAATCAATACTAAAAGTTCCGCTATTTGTTACACCCCCTGTTGTGCTAGCAGTAGAAAATAAATTATAAATTGTTTCACTATGTGCAATTTCAAAAATAGGGAAGTGACCATATGTATCTCCCCATCTTAACTTAAAAACAACTCCATAGACTCTAGTTTCATTGCTTAATTCACTCCAACTTCCATCTGCTTTAAAATGAATATCAAAGTTATAACTACAATTAAGACCAGATTCACGCTGTAAGTTTACTATCTCTATGTAAGAATCTGAAAACATTACCGCATTAGACCCTTGCGGTCTTTGAAGATACGATGTTTGCAAGTTATTAGAACTTATTATTTCTGTTAATTTTGGCTTATTCCAATCTAATGATAGCCAAACTTGAGAAGCCTGTCCTACAACTTGACTACCGTCATCAGTCCATACAATTTCAGTATCTGGTTTCATTTGCCATGCATCGCGATAAACAAGTGGCCTATTTTTTAACTTAATATCTTTGCCTAATCCATAGTATTGTTCTAACTCTGCTTTTCTTAGGCAATCCGATTCAATAGTGACAAAAAAGAAGTCGTCTGCTGGGAACACCTCCGCTACCTCAATATATAAATCGTTTGTAAATCCTGTATCATTGATAACTGTAATTGTATAAGTGCCATCTATACCACCAGTACCACTAGCTGAAATAGTAAATGTATCGCCAACTTTTAAACCATTGATATTATGTGGCTTTAATACCTTTATTTTATTTGGGAAAGTTACTACAACATCGTATGTGCCAGTAGTATTTACTTCGTCACAATCGGCATCAAAAGGAACTAAGCTATCTAAATTAACTTTTTGGTCAAATCGTTTTAAAAAGTCAACTGTACATTTAGTTTCCATTACTCCAACTTCAACATAGCATTTACTACCACAGTTTTCTTTGTATGTAGCAAAGTCGAATTGACCTATAAATAGTTCTTCAAAAGTATCGGTATCTGAACAGGCAAAATCAACTCTAAAAGACATTTTTGATTCAAGTCCAAAAGTATCAAACTCATTTTTTAGTATAGAATAGCCATCCTCTACAAATTGCATAGAAAATTCTGCATCGTCAATGAATGTAAAAAATCCATGATAAATAGGGTGTCGCATTAATCGCATCTTAACACCATCAAATCCAACAGGCTCGGATTGTAGCACCGTTTCTGTTAAATCTCTATCAATTATTGTAAATTTCAACATTTGTCTATAATTTCGACTTATAATTTATAATCATGAAAAACACACTATTCATTTCAGTTACAATTCTTTTGCTTTCTTCTTGCTCAAAATGCTACCAATGTAGTAACGGTCAAACATATTGTAAAGGTAGCAAGACTTATGAATTAATTGACAAATACAATATAAGTAGAGATGAAAATAATTTGTTAATGAAATGCACCGTTAAGTATTAAAATAGTTATTCATATACGTTGTTTTACCGCCTTTGCTTTGTAGGTATGTAGTTATACCGCCCTTATCTACATTAACAACCGCTTGTGGCTTATCGTTAATTTTTGAAGCAATTACACTTCCAAGTTTATCATAATCAATTACAGTTCCACCAGTCACACCTTCTTTTGGATAAAACGATACGCTAGGCATCAACAACTTTGGTAGCATTGCGTTTGGTATACCTTTTAGCTGTTTATTTATTTCAGTAGGTACAATTCGCTCACCTTCATTCGCTAATACTGGAATAGTATCAACCCCCATCGGGTTATTACCACGTTGTAAGTATTCAGTTCCTTTTGCAAACTTAGGTAGTGGAGTTCGTGCAATAATAGCAACTTGAGCTGCTGCTGCTGCACCTGCCAACGCTGCCAAAACATACGCATACGGCCCTCCCTGTTTCATAGCCCCGATAACTGCCTCAGCTGCTCCCATAATTGCACTTGCTAACTTAGCTTCTTTATCCGCCTTTGCAGCTTCGTACTTTATTTTCCTAGCTTCTGTATCGTATCGCTTATTAATAGCTAACTTTTGAGATTCGGTTAATTCGGTGTTGGATAGTTCTAAATTTCGTCTATCCTCTAATTCAGTAAGTTGTTGATCTGAATTTATTTTTGAAAGTTGATTTATGACACTAAACATTTGCTTAGCAAAATCAAAAGTCATTGTCCCAAGTTGGAACATATCGCTTTTAAATTGTTCTATTGCCTTTGCCCTATCTTCCGCATCTTTCTTATCCTGCTCTTCCCATTTCTTGATGCCTTCTTGACGTTTTTTATCTATTTCATTTTGCGCATCCTCATTAGTTTTTATAACAAAATCGGCAAACTCTTTTTCGACTAGCTTTTTCTGCGCTGTTGCCAGTATCAAATCTTTTACATTAGCATCAATTTCAGCTTTCTTTTTCTCCATTTCAAGACGTGCAACTTCAATACGGTCATCTGCGCCCAACTTTTCAGCTATTATATTCAACTCCGCATTTCTTACCCTGTTTTGTAATAACAACTGTTGCATACGTTCAATATCAGCAACCTCCTGTTTTAGCTGAAATTTCTTTTTCTCATGTGATTCTTTACTCTTTTTATCGCCTTCTTCAATAGTCTTGTTTTGCCCTTTGATAGTAGCGTCCAAAGTTTGGTTTTCATAAGATAGTTTGGCTATTTCCTGCGCCCTTTGCGCATACATCGCTACATTTAACCCATCTTGCTTTTGCTCTTGCAATAATTGGTCTATCCTATCTTTGTTTGCCTGTAACTGAAACAATGCAAGTTCCTTTTCCTTTTTTAGTACATCGCTACTCGATTCGCCCCTAAGTTTCATTAACGCTATTTCACGCTTAAATGAACTTTCACTTTTCGCTACTTCACGTTGGAACGCCTGTTGCGATTTAACATAGTCATCCAGTGCAGAGGTCGCTTTGTTTGTTTCATCCGAAAGTATCCCAAATGACACACCAACCTTTCGCACCCATGCAGTTACTTCTTCAAAATTAGCTATCAATTCTACTGCTGCTATAATTAGTAGCGAAAGTCCAAGTGTAGCAACCGCCCATGCCTGTGATGCGCTAAGTCCAAAGAATTTTACGGCTGCACTTGCACGAGCAGAAGCAGCTGCAAATAAGTTTTGCGCTCCAGTCAATACTGTAACGCTAAATGCAGAATCTTTATTTAGTACCGCAGCAACACCCTGCAATCCGTTTAATATTGCCATTGAAGCCTGTACCTTCAAAAGTGCTTTTTGTACGTTTTCGTTTTCACTCCCAAATAATGCAGCTGCACCTTCCGCAACCGAAAACGCACCTGCGATACCTTGCGCTGTACTAATTAAAGCGTCTAGTTTTTGCGTGTCACTTGCTAATACTTTAACCCGTTGCGATACGTCACCAATTGAATCCTGTAAATTACCCGCTTCTTTTGATAGTTCCTTGAATCGTTTAGAGTCAAAGGCAATAGCACCAGCCTCCATACTGGATAACTCCGCTTTAATTTCCTTTAACCTACTTTTTAGATTTTGCCCTTCTTTAGTTTGATTGACTATTGCCTTAGTCGCTTGGTCTGTTTGTTTGGCGAATTTATTAACATCACCTGTCAAGTCCTTTACAGCACCACCTACAATATTTTCGACTACATTCGCATAGTCTTTTAGTTGCTGTTTTGAAAAGTTAGATGTTTTTGCTAGGTCGTCAATAGTTTTGTTTAAGTTAGTCCTATATTCTTTCTCTAAATCTATTTGCTTCTTTTTGGCATCTGAATGTTCTTTAAACGCTTGGTTTGCGCTTCCTAATGCTGATTTTTCAGCACCTGCCATATTATTAATCTCTTTCGATGCTTCTTTTAGCGATGTTGTATCACCAATAAACTCTATTATAACTTGTTCTGCCACCTGTCATACTATTTTTTCTTTACTTGTGATAGTGCTTTGTCAAGTTTTGCAAAGAACTCATATATTGTCAAATGGCTAAGTGCCATTAATTCTGCCTCACTTCCTCCAGCCACATAAAATCGGAATGATTCAATAAGATTTGTTTCTGTTGCTCCAATAGATTTGTAGAGATATTCTCCAAATGAATAGTCGCTTCGTTTATTTGAGCTTGGGAATAGTCTTGGAAATTCAACTCGAAATCGCCCAAAAAGGGAATTAATTCCTTTATTGGCATTGATAAAAAAAAATCAGTAACAGTTGATTCCTTCTTCCATTTCTCTATCTTACGTTGACAGTAAACCCAATCGTAATCTTCTGGGTTTTCAGTTTCATCAAAGTAAACAACAGACGCTAATTTATATACAATGTCGGTATCATAAATCCAATCTAAACGCTCTTTAAGTTGATTATTTAACTTCATTAACTCTAGCAGATTATTTGTCTTAAATGGTGTTTTATTGAGCAAATTAGCAACCGCCTCGCTATGTTTAATTAAATAACCACGTGTGCATTGCATATCCAACTCATTATAAATAGATATAACCTTTAGCGCACGTTTAAATGGTATATTCGCTTCGTTCGTGTGTTTGTAATACTTAGTGCCTCCAACTTCAAATGCAAACTCAATAATTTGCTTTGAACCTTGAAATGGCAACTTCTTACTAAATAGCGATTTTAGTTTTTCAAACATGATTTGACAAATTTATAATTTTATCGTTTACTTTACAAACACCACCGATATAAACTTTAAAAAATCCCCGTTTAGGATATACCCAAATTTGTTTTGCCTTGTCTATTTTATGCCTATACTTATAATTCAATGTGCCTCCGCATTGACACTTTCGGTACAATAAGTATTCGGCCATTAAACTTTCAAAATCAAACGGCATCAGTGAATTTTTCTAGTATAATGGCTAAAATAGTGTTTATTCCCGCTACAATTAAAATAGATTCAATTAACCCGTCGATAGCATATCCATGCCAGTAGTAATATGTGCAAGTCCATACACTCGACATACAAACAAGGCATTTGCATAATGGCTTTTGAATAAACTCTGGTATATTGTCTAAATACCGATTAAGCCAATGGAAAATCATTCCATCCCAATTAACAATAACGTAAATCGCTAAGCAAATTAAACTAATCTTTATTTCCATTTTGGTAATTCATTTTTATAAACCATGACATAAATGTATTGCAAAAGTAGCGAAAACAATCTAAACTATCCGCTTGTTGATTCGGGTCGGTTCTATCGCCTTTCTCTATTTTCCCGTCCGCACTAATTTGAACGCCTGATAAGTCATTATGTAGCGGTTTGGCATTTTCGGAATCGATTACAACTGGATAGTTAGAAAGTATCGCATTAACTAACACTTGGTTTTCTTCAATCTTAGGATTAACACTTGGTATTTTCATTTGAGCTATACCAATGCTTAGCTTTTGCATTATTATCTTATAATAGTTGATATTATCGCTCACCATTGCACTAGAGTTCTTCCCAGTTGCATCACCAGTCACCATAAACTGACAATTAACATACTTTGCCCGTATGTAGTCACATAACTTATAAATATCTGAATTATCGAGTTTAATCTGCTCAACTACATTTAAAACGCCATCGTAATGCTGAATTACAGCACACGTTATCGGGTTGCGGTTAAAGTCAAATGAAAGGTAAACCATTTGCGAACGATTTAATTCGCACCGACCTGAATGTTTAACGCTATCGTAAGCATACGCCCAACGTAAGCCTTTTAACTCTACATCTTCTGCCATGTACTCACAACGGAAATAAATGTCATCCAATGTTTTCTTTGCGCTATCAATTTCAGATTTAAGCATAAATGGATTGTCATATGTTGAAAACGTCCAACTTTGCCACTCATGGCTAAACTTTTCATCAAACGCCCTGCCGTGAAGTTCTTTAAAAAACGTTTTACCGAACTTTGGCGTAGACAAAAACCAAGCGTCGCCAGCGTAATCTGTAAGTAAAGCTCTTATATTCGCTTTCCACGCTTCCTCTAATTTCTTTGCCTTTTCACACTCGTCAATAACAACACGTTTATATTTACGACCTCGACCGCTATCAGGATCATCTAAGCTCCACATATCAATAACGCCTCCAGTAATTAACCTAATTTGCTTTAACTGCTCATCTTTACTTTCTATTACGGGAACTATTATTCGTTTCAGCGTATGCCAAAACTCGGCTAAATCTTTGTAAGTAGGGGCAAAGTAAGCAACTGGGAAACCGTCTAATGCAGGTTCGATAATAAGTTCTTCTGCTAATGAAGTTTTGCCAAACCTACGCCCACACTTTAGGACATTAAACCTCCTTTGAGTTTCAATTATCTTTTGTTGGTTAAAATGGCGTTTGCGAAGTTTTACAACTAACTCACTCACGAACTACTTTTATTGTTTTAGTGTCAATTTCTATTTCTTGCTTCTTTGGTGCAACCCATCCTAAAAGTTCTGCAATTGTTTTTATAGCATTAATCTGCTCTGTTTTAGCACTTGCAACACCGTTTTGCGTTTCCTTTAACGGGTCATTAGCTATTTTAGTTAAAACCTCTAATGCTTCGTCTTTCGTTAAAATAGCCTTATTTTGACGCTCAACACCCTTTTGGATAGATAGCTCAGTAACAGCTTCCTCAACCTTTTTGTTGCGCTCTAAAACTATTAATTTGGCTTCTTTTATCCAATTATCTATTGCTCTAGTAGACGCTTTGCAACTTTTTGCAACTTTTTGCACAATCTCTTTTCTTTCGATACCTTGCTCAAGCATCAAAGCTATATCTGCTAAACGTTTCTGCTTTCCTGCAAGGTTTGCACTTTTTGCCATTTTTTTTGCATTATACACATTCAAAACTGCCAAAAAAAAACCGATTAACCAAGTTTAGTGTGAATTAAATTAACCTTCAAGAACACCAATACTGACAGATTTGTTAATTAACCTATTCTTTGCCATATTAGATAAAATCTCTGTTTTTTTTCTGTCGTACTCTTCAAACATTGTCTTTGCTAGTTGGTATATCTTATGACATTCATTCTTATCGAATGATGAGTATAAGTTAATCTTATTGCCTTCAAATCTAATACTTGTTGCATATTGATGTTCGTCAATTTTGTAAACACCTGTAAGTCCTGTCTTATTTCTGAATATAGCTGTGGCGTAGTTTCTCTTTGTTATAAGTTTTAAGTTGTCTAATTTGCAATTTAAACGATTACCGTCTTTATGGATTATTAAATGATTTTTTTGCAATTTAACATTATTAAAAACAGAATACACTAATCTGCTTACTGTGCAATGTTTGTCTTTCCCATTATCTCTTAAATTAACAGTATAACTTTCCTTTTTTGTTGACTTTAAAATTCTTCCAGTCTTGATATTTTTAACATATCCATCTTTAGACACCACGTAAATATCTTCAAATTCTGGCACTTTTAGCTCAATTTCTTCTTCTTTACCCATGTTTTTATTTTGAATAAACCATTTCAATCACCAACCGACAAGCGTAGTCGGCTATTTTTAAATCGCATTCATTACAACCGCATTAAATCCGTATTCTTTTAACTCATTAAGCCTATATTCCTGCAATGGTGAAACTTTACCTTTTTCACTTTTAACCTCTATAAATAATGGCTTTTCATTCAATTTTAAACATATTAAGTCTGGAATACCGTTCTTATTTGTCTTAATCAATTTTAGCACATACCATCCATCCTTTTCGTATTTGTCTATTATCTTCTTTTGTATCTGTTGCTCAGTCATTGTAAGTTTTTTTAAATACTGAAAGTGTAAAGTCTTTTTTATTAGATACTGCTTTATAAATTTTACTTTCTATTCCACCTTTAGAGAATATCCAATAAACATCATTTGTTGTGCGCTCCATAGTAGTTAGCCTATCTCTACTTTGCCAGTATGAAACGGCACTAAAATCAATATTAAAATAAACCAAATATTTAGCATTAGCAAGTGAAATCCCTTCCCTTCCGGATACAATTTGAAGTGCAATATTTTTGTTTGAGTTGTCAAATTCTGACAAGTCATCTGTAAGTAAGTCACCAAACACTTCTTTGAGTAGGTTAAATTCTTCTTTGAATTTATAGAATATGGCTATTTTTTGACCTTCAAATTTATCTTTGATAAAGAATCCTTTACTATGGTCAATAATCATGCTTTTGCCACTTTCAAACTTAACTGTTCCGCTATAAATTTGATGTAATTTACTCATTTCTTTTACTGCTGTATCTGCTAAAATTGCTTCAAATACACCTTTTACCACCTTGTCTTTTTTAAGCGATTTAGCTATGTTGTATGTAGATTCTAACATATTGCAGTAAAGTATATTTTCATTTACCGATGTTTCAAAACCTGCATCTTTTTGAGTGTATCGAATGAAATATTTATCAATAATAGGTTTTAGTATATCAATTTTTGCTTGTGAGTAATCGTTTATTATTCCAAATCCTAAGTGTTTTTGCTTCACATTTACAAAGTCTTTTGCCCATTTATAAAAGTTAGTATAATACCCAAATGGAGTGTTATTACTTATCCAAAATTGGTGAAATATTTGGGAATATGATTCAGGATGTGGAGTTCCAGAAAGAAATATCATTGGCAAATTAGCATACTTTTTTTTGATTAATTGCGTTACCTTATTAGGCTTAGGGAACGCACCATTTCTGTGATGTTCGTCACTAATCAGCAAATCGTATTCACCATTAATAAGGTGCAAAGATTCGTTATTGATAACGGTTAAAGTAAATGTATATCCAAAGTTTTTATAGTCTTTTTCTATTGAAGATATGGCTTTCTTTTTGGTAATGAATAGCACATTTTTAGAACCGTATACTTTAGCAATTTCTAAAGCTGTCAAAGTTTTACCAGTTCTTACCTCCATTGCAAGGTAAACAATTTTGTGTTTTTTTAGAATCTCAGCACCTTGTACTGATAATTCTTCTTGGTAATCTCTTAGTTTCATGCTTTTGAAATTATTACATAACGTCCATTTAAATCCCTTCCATCGTTTACATTAAAATTGTTTGACTTAATGTAAATGTTTACCCATTGCCAAAACTTCTTATTTGATAGCCATTTTTTAAAATCTGGATACTCTTCAATAAAGGCATTAAATAAAACGCCCTTATAAATTCTTTCGTCAAGTTTGATATTGTCATCTTCATTAACCCATTCGTAAAATTCAAAAGAAGTTTCTTTAATAAATTTTCGCGTTTCAAGGTTATGAAACTCAAAGTTTACAAGTCCATTCTTTAAATAGAATTGTAAGCAGGAAATCATGTAGTTATAAAACTTAATCCATTCCTTTGCATCCCATTCATCAAATAACATTCTCCCAAATTCATTAAGCGGTGTGTGCTTTGCGCTAAAATGGCTACTAAATTCCAATTCCCATTTTCTACGTTCAAAAGAACCACCGATACCTCCGATTGTGTAATTGGTAGTGATTATAATTTTCGGTGATTTTGACACTGGAACTTTTATAGCATCTTTATTTTTCTTTTCTAATGTAATCCCCTCAGTAATAACCGAAAAAAGGTTTTCAAACTTGAAGTTTTTATTTACATCATCAAATACCAGGATTTGAGTATCTGCTGAAACGGTTTGATATGGAAATGTTTTTTCAAAGCTAAATGACTTACCGTTTATATCTGATACCCTCTTTACTTTGCTTAGCGCATTCCAAAATATACCCTTACCACTCCCCCCGTTTGGGTTTTCGCTAATCGTTTCATCGTTTAAAATTATAGCTTTGTTATTAGCTGATGTTTTAAACGAGTGCATTAAGTACCCTATTGTAGATACTACTGACCGGTAACGCTCAATATCATTTGAAGATATAAGAGAAACAAACTTTTGAAAGTCACAGTCTAAATCGCTTTCATTTTTAAATTCATAGTCAATTATATGTTTCTTCCATACAAAACCACCCAAATCAATGTAATCAATAATCTCTTTACTTTTTGGCGTTACTTTAACAGCACAATTACGGAAATAAATATATCCGGTATCAATAGTATCTTCTTTAAATTCAACTCTGATATTATCAAGTAAGTTTAAATAGTCTTCTTTGAAGTACTTACTATTTGATGCTAGGAACTCATATACTTTAAACTCTGATATTTTAAGCAACTCATTAAGCACAAAATCTTTTAACTTATCTTCACTTGTATTGTCTATCAAATTATTTTCAACACGAATAAAAACAAACCCATCCGCTCCATCTGGGTAATATTTGTAAAACCCATTTGATTCAAGCCATCTTTTGTAAGAGTAGCTATCAATAATTACATATCCTTTCTTTGAAATCTTCCAAAAATCATTAACCGATACGGTTTCCTTTATTTCATCAAAAGACCATTTTTCGAGTTGCGGAATAGTTTGTTTTAGGTCTTCAAGTGTTTTCCCTGATTTAATCTCTTTTTTTACATATTCAAGGCTATCGTTATCCTCAAAGTATTTCATGCCAAAATTGGCACTTCCTTTTGAATAAGCGGAGGTTATTGTCCTATCTATTTCATTCTGATTAAAGTCATCCGCTTGAAATTGATAGCAGAATCGTGAAGCCTCTAATTTTGAAATTCCATAATCGCTAAATGCAGAAGCCAATATAAATAGGTTTGCATTTCTTTGCCCTTTCTCAAATGAATGTTCTTTTAAAAACCACTTATAAAGCCTATTAATAATCTCATTTTCATTGGTAAGTTTTAAAGAAGGTGCTTTATCAATATAACTGTAAGACTGAAACTCTTTTTTAGTGGTCCAAGTTAATGCCTTTTTATTGATAAATAAATCAGGGTCGTATGATTCAAAGCATATCCGGCTAATGTTCTTTGACGTTATATCAAAATGGCTGATATTGTAATACTCAGCAAGTGAATCAAAATAAAGTTTATGGTTTTCAATTTCAGTAGGTATTTTTACCAATAACTTAAACCCGTTACCGGAAGGAGAAATAAAAGAAGCAAAAGTATATTTATCTTTATTGATAACCTTTAAGTCTTCATTAAGTTGCTCTATTGTATCGTAATTATCAAAATCAAGGCATATTAACCCACTATGTTCTGAAATGGCAGTATCGGCTCTACGTGTAAACTTTCCACTAAAACAAATAGCTGTTAGCTGTGACTTTAGTTCGTTCCTTAATTTCTTATCCTTTTCAAGTCTAATTTTTTCTACTAATATTTTAGACGTACCAGTCTTAATACGGTTTAAAATAAAGTCAATATCTCTATAAAATGGAGTATTAGTTTGAGAAAGGTCTTTAAAAATTGTAGCTACCATAGTTTAACTTTTTATGTGACTTTTTTAAAAATAGCAGGAGAAGAAGTCTAACTTCGTTACCATCGAGTGCCCCCGATTCCTGCCTTGCAAATGTATAAAACGCATTTTAAATGACAAATATTTTAACAATTTATTCCACATTGGCTTAAATATTCCACTTTCATGCCACATTGATTCCACATTGCGAATCGCTGAAACCATTGATTATATTGAGATATTCCACATTGACCACATTGAACGCACCAAAACTGAAAAATAAAAAAAACTTGATTTGCGTTTTTATAGAATATAGGGTAATGGCAAAAACAAAGTGGATATGTGGCATAAAAAAACCCCAGCATAAAAGCTGAGGTTTAACCAGATAGTTTAAAATATCGTTTATTTAATCCCCACCTCCGAATTATACGCCACAATCGACACATAACACGCCACAAGACATAGCAGAAACATAGCGAATAAAAGTAGCACGTCTTTCTTGGTGAAAATGTCGGTTATTCTGAATATGGTATAACTTACCGGCCAAAGAATAATTACAACCCAATCAGCTAAACTAGCCTTGTTATTTACAGCATCCCATCCGTTGTAGATTATGCCTATTATCCATACGAAAAAAAAAATTGTTACCATGTTGTTTTGTTTTAGTGATTAAAAATATTTGAACTATTTGTTTTTTTTCAGCACCTCTGAAATCTTTTTTTTATTAGCCGGTGAGGCTGAATATTCAAGCCATGTACAAGTACTACCGTATTTAGTCTTTGCGGTACACTTTTCACGCTTCAACTCAATACCTAGTGGTGTTTCTACTAAACGCCTAATTTCTCTGCTAGGATTTGATACGCCAAAGTTTACATAAGCACTTCTAATGCTGATATTAAACCCCGCTTTCAAGTGTTTCAACATAGCTTCTTGACGGCTACCTTTTCTGATTGTTTTCATTGTTTTGTTTTAATAGTTAGTCGAGTTTGTGGAATCGAACCACGATAGCATCTCTTCTGTTAAACTTTATCCATAAAAATGTTATGTAAGTGCGCACGATGCCGTCCTACCATTAGACGAGAACTCGAATTTTACTTTTGTTTTATCGGTTTACAATCTTTATGCGCCTTAATGAATCTACTCTGCACCAACTTACCGCCTTTAGCTGTCATTTGTAAGCGTTGCTCGGTGTATTTACAGTTAGTGCAAGTAAAAGTATATTCGCAATTATTCACAACGGTGGTGTCGATGTGTTGGTATGTTTTGTCACGCATCGTTCGTTTCAATTTTACTATCAATAATATTTTGTACCATTTCAGAGTGAATCGGCTTATCAGTTGCAAATTCAGCTTCACGAAGGTTTTTTAAGAACCTAACACCACACGCAATGGCTTGTATAGATTCGTTAATTACTTCAGCTCTATTTGCGCCTTTATCAGCTGAATCTAAAAGTGCTTTAGTTACTTCACCAATTTCTTCTTGCCATATCGCTAATGCCTTAAATTCATTAGTTGGATAGTTTGGGTGGATTGTTTCTGCTCTTTCCAATTCTTGCAAAACTTCGATAATTATTCTTTCAGTTTTCATTATTGTTGTTTTAATGCTTCTTCAAATTGTGTTTCAATTAGTGTCAAATGTTCTTGTGATAAGTTACCGATAAACTGCAAAATACTATACATTGTTAGCACACGTTCGTCATCTGTATATTGATTTAGCTTATCGCCTTTTACAGCGTATTTATTCAGCTTCTTAGTGGTGTTATTCATTACTCTGAAAATCTCAGCGTAACAATTATTTACGTTTGGAATATCAGCTAATGATTTTGCAACTGCCGATTCTAGTTTTAGCATTTTCACAAGCAATGCCATTCTCCCCAAACTATCGCTAATGTTTTTTTTCTGTTCCGGTGTCATTTCATCAAATCTTTAAAGTTATTCCAATATAGCATAAACTTTGCATCCTCCGTTTGTAGATATGTTTTTATTTTTTGACTACTGTGTATTACAGATGAGTGGTCGGTATATCCGGTTATCTCCACAATACCATCGAAAGTATAGTCACGAATGTCGTGAAGGAAATAGCAAAGTAGTTGACGTAGTAGGATTATTTTCGTCTTTCTTGACTTACCTAGTATTTGCTCTTTAGTGACACCGTAAATAGTTAGCGCCCGTTCGTAAAATTCGTTTATTCCTTGCGGTTCAAATAAAGTTACTGTTACTTCATTTTCTACCATAGATTTAATCATTTCACGAAGTTGTTGCAACTCTTTCTCGATGTGGTCTATTTTGTTTAGGACAAGTTGTTTGCTCATAACTGTGCTTTTTTAAGTGTTTCAATGTATTGTAACTTCTTTTCTGTGACTATATCGCACCGTTCTTTGATTAGCTTAATCATGGCTTCATCACGGTTAAAGTCTTTGCGGTAACTAAACGGTCGGCTGTTATGGATGCAGAACGGATAGTAAATAGCTTTATCAACTTCTGCACAAAACATTTGGTGTTGCATTTGAGCAATATGCTTTTCGTCAACTTCATTTGTTAAAGTTAGTTTAAAAAAGTTCTTTGCTGTCGGTGCTTTAATTTCAGCAACTAAAACTCCTTTAATATAGCCATCAGGTGACGACCCAATATGTTCGCTGTGTTCTATAAACCCAACTTTGGTAAGTTCTAAAAAGTCAAGTTGTAGCTGTTCTGATAAATGTTCGTAGGCAAACTGCTCTAAATCAATTCCACGTTGCATATCGAATGAAGTATAAGTGTCTTCAATCATGCCATGTACCGATTCAATAGCTAATTCCATAGCCATATTGTCAATAGCTTGTTGTGTTTTAGCGAGTGATTCTTTGCCTAGTATAGAAAGTATGTTTGAGGCTGTTATTTTGCCCTCCCGAACTTTATACCATTCGGGAGTGCGTTGTTCAAAGTTATATACCAACATAATCCATGTATTTAACTTTCATTTCTTCGGTAATTGTGTAGATTTTCTCTATTTGCTCAAAAGTGGCGTTATTTGCCTTTGCCTTTTCAAAGTTAGCCTCTGTAAAAGCTGGTTTCTCTTTTGGCTGTAATTTAGGCTGTAATGGCTTAATTCTTACACCTCCAACTACATCACCTTTCATCTTCACATTTTCGTCAATGTATAATTCGACTAAAATGTTTTTCCAGTCTTCAATGAATGGAGAGTTGTTGGCAAACGATTTAACGATTTTAGCGTTGGTAGCATTAAGCACGAAAGGTTTAATTTTCTCCACAAAATAGGCTATGTTAAAACTGCCCGTTTTGCTTCTGTTACCGGCAACTGTTACATCTTCATTTCGCACTTCTTTAATAGTAAAAATGAAAGGTTTGTTTTGTTCTTTCAAGTCCTCCAAGTCAGCGATTCCTAAATGGTCGCTTTTGTAGGCTTTTCGGTAGTGTGTTTTGTTCATTGTGTTTTTGTTTTATTGGTGATTAAAATGGTAATTGAGATTCGTCTTGCTCACTTGCACTCGCTTGTCTTTCCGCAACGTGAGCATGGTAATTTTGCTCGTCTTCATCTACTGTCGGTTTTGCTGATTGTGTTGCACGTTGACAATCGGTAATTTTCCAAGCGTTAATTTGGTTATACCATTTGCCATTGTATTCTCGACTGTCTAAGTTTACCGTAACTGTGATTCGATTACCAAGTTCAACTTCGTCTGTAAGTGCCTTATTAAAAAAAGTTACGCAAATCTTTTTTGGATATTGCCCGTCTGTTTCGATTACAGCATCTTGTTTTTTCCATTCTCCATTTTTACCTTGTCCGCTTTGTAAAGGTAATACGGCAATAATTTTGCCCGTGATTGATGTTTGATCGTCTGCCATGTTGTTTTATTTATTGGTTTTAAAATTTACTTTTCCCTTTCTCCACATACGTTTCTCGGTAGTCTAGTTCTTGCTCGAAGTCGTCAAGTTTAGCCGATTCGATTTCTTCAGATAGTTCCGATTCAGCACATTTTTTAACCACGTCAAAAATCGCTTCGGTTGGCTTAATTTCTCTAGTTTCTCCGTCACCAATACATTCATCCATGTAGGATATTTGTAAGCCATGGTGGTCTATTTCGTATTGAATGAAATAGTTTGTGGTGTTGATTGTTATTTCGAGGCTATCCATTAATATTCATTTAATGTGTTTAGTGTAATGTGTGCACCCTCAAAATCTAAATTCACATAAAAATTACTTCTATCATTATGGAACCCACAATTAACAGCATTTTTAATTTCTTTATCAGTTTGAACTAAGGAATCCATAGTAACACCCCTAACTTGGATATATATTTCGATGTTTTCACCGCAATTTGATTGTAAAGCCATTCTGAAATGGTCTACCGCGAGTTCGATGTCGCGTTCTGTTTGTGATTTGTCCATGTGTTTTGTTTTAATTGTTAATGATAGTGCGAAGTTAATAACTTAAATTCAATTACCAAATTATTGGTAAAATAAATTAACCTTTGAATGAAGTTTTAACTAAATACGCATAAAGTTTATCGT